CCCTGATTTTGACTCGCCATAGATTGCTCCGCGGTCCCCTCGCGATACGTTGAGAGCCATGGCTAAGAGGAGGACCTTAGCCACTTAAGATAGTCCCCCAAAAACGAACGTATTCGCCCAAGCGTAGAACTTGCCCGTCGCATTGCCCGAACCGGCCGCATTGGCGGTGAGCTGCGTTGACTGACGGGCCGCATAGGCGGGGTTATTCCAAAGGCTGATCGACTGATAGACCTGCCCGAGGGGAACCGTCGCCAGTCCTTGGTTCTGACTGGCCATCGATCACGCCGCAGAATCCCACTTGACGATTCGGACGTTAATCGCGGAATTGTGAACGATGCCGAATCCGCCCAAATAGTACCACGCAATACCCTTCGACCGGCCGTAGTCGGTGGGGATCTTGCCGCGCATCTCCTCCGGGACCGCGACCGCCTCAGCGACCGTGTCGTTGCCGAAGAAGAAGATCCAGTCCGAGAGTCCGTTGGTCCAGGCGACAGTGGAGACGCCATCCGAGGCAGTGCCCTTCGGGATGTTCGTCTGCTCGATGTAGCGGGTGTTCTCGTACCGTCCGATCTCCCCGTTCATGATGAGATTGAAGCCGGTGTCGGAGTACTGGTGGATCGCCTCGAGCGCGTTCTTGAAGGTGCGCAGCGTCGTCGGCCAGGCAATCGCGTAGTAGTCATCCGCGATGTAGGCCGGAATGTTGCGCTCCTTCATCGTGTCCACGATCGCCTTGGCATGGGCATTCGAGTAGGCGATGGAGTTGGTACCGGTGACGGTGCCGTTGGTGTAGAGCGTTACGGCGGTGGCCGAGTTGCCACCCGTGGGAATGACCCGGAGCAGCGTCTGGTTGAACTGGCCCCAGGCGAGACGGTCGATAGACTTTACCGTATCGTTCTTGAGGGCCTTCTTGATGATGTCCTCAACGGGAAACTTCGACAGGTTGTCGAGCTTGCCGGAGTAGGGAACCGAGTTACCCGCCTCCGTGATCGTCAGGGTGCCCTGAGTGATCGTGAAGTTGGTCTCAGGGAGCGTATTGGTTTCCAGGAGCACGCCACCGGGCGTTGCCACATCTGAGACCACATCCCATGTGAAGGTATCGCCCTTCTTCTTTCCCTGCTGGGAAATGTCGTGAACGTCCGCGAACTGGCGAAACTTCACCAGTGGCTGCACGTTCATTCGGAGGACGTTGGAAAGCTGCCTCGAGTAGAGGTAGCCACCGAGGGAAGAGACCGCCCAGACTTGCCCTGCCATACATCGGCTCCCAGACCGGGAGCCGTGCTAGTGGTTGGGCCCCCGCGCGCTACTGCCTGCGATGGAGGTGCGCGGACATCCCGCGGGCCTTGGCCATCCGTTCAATGACGGCCGAAGGGTCCTCCTCGCCCTCATCATCGGTCACCGTCTGCTGCCGTTGGGCAGCGTTGGGCACCTGTGACAAGGTTCGTTTCCGTTCCAGCTTCTCGTTGGCGGTCGATGCCCTGAAACCTGGGAAGGCCGCTCTGAGCTCATTGTCGATGCTCGTGTAAGCATCCGAGAGCTTCGTATTCGGGCTTTCTGCCTTGAGCTCGTTGATCCGAGCCCGGAACAGTCGCCCCATATACGGGTCTTCCAGCAGGTCCCGAGACTTCGCCTCAAGAGAGGCCAGTTCGGTCCTGAACGACATGCGCTGATCGAGAGCCGGCAAGACGTCCGTTAGGGATGGCCTTGCGACGATGGCCCGTGCCAGCTTGCCTATCGCCTCTTCATCTCCCAGTGCGGTAGCGGCCAGGAGTTTCCGCACCTCCTCTTCCTGGAGGTCGGCCGGCTCGTCCTCGGGGGATGGAGCGGCCCGTGCACTGCTTCTAACAGCTTCTGAAGCTTGGCGCAAGTATTCATCGGCGGACTCGACCTTCTGCGCGGCCTCACGGATCTGCTTGAGCGTCATCCATTTCTCTCGCCCGTTCACCACCTGCAGGTAATGGGTCTCCCCGTTGATGACTTTCTCATCCTGGGAGGCCGTCTCAGGCTCACGCGATGCGCCTTCCTCCTGCAATGCCTTGGCGGTGGCCTCGGCCTCTTGCGCCTCGCTCTCGACCTCGCGCTCCAAGCCCTCAAGGTCCTCCTTGCGTCCGGTCTCCGAGGCATCGGCAATCTGTTCCATGAGCTTGAGCCGTTCGTTGTTGCGCTTGTTGTTTGCCTCCTGGGCGCGCTTCTTGGCCTCATCGTTCATCTCTTGTTCATCGCTCATGGGCTTTCCCTCATGGTTTGATTGGCCTGAGTACCGGCCTGCACCGCATCGCTCAACCACCCGATGACGGATTCGGCCACCTGCAATTTATGCTGAATCTTGAGGATCTCCTCGGGACGGAACGGGTCGACCTTCTTCAGGCTCTCAGTCGCCTCATCGATATCCTTCTGCGCGCACTGCAACAGGTACTGCCCAATATCGGACTCCAGGAAGATCTCCACCTGCCGGCCGAAGACCGCCACCCGCAGAATCGGGTCATCCTCAAGAGCCTCACTTTCCTCATCGATCATCAGTGTTTTCGCTTCCAGTCGGACATCAGGAACATCATGACCTCGAAGGCCTCGCGCTCCTCACGTTTCTGCTTCTCGAGTTTGTCATCGATCGCAGCGAGTTTGGCGAGTGCCTCCTCGAGCCTCCGCTCAGCCTCGTCCTTGCGCGCCTTCAGAGCCTTGATGCGTCGGTCCCATTTCTCGATATTCTCGTTCGTTTGCCGAGATTGGACCCGGTCTAATTGCGTATCGGCCTTGCGGACATCGAAGCGGGCCTGCATCTCATCGACCTGGGCGGTCTTTCTCTCCTCGACGAGACGCTTCGCTTCCTCGGCCTTCTTTCGGCGGTACTCCCGCAAGCGCCAGTCATCGAGCTCTTCGAGCTCCTCAAGGCGCTCCTCGTGGGCGATGTCGACGCTCCCGTGTCCGCCTTGCGGCGGCCCGGTGGACGCAGGAGGAGGGGTGTACTCCGGGGCCGACCACACGAAGGCCCACGGCAGATCGAACGCTTCCTGGGTATACGGGGAGACGATGACGCTCGAGCCAAAGGGAGGGGGGATCCCGGGGATGACCGGTGCCCCGTTCCAGTTCCACGCAAAGGGCGGCTGCTCCTGCCATTGATCCTTGGCGGTAGCGACCATCTGGCCGGCCGGGGATATTCTCGGGATCGGCGCATTGGGAGAGCCGTTCCAGGCTCTCAACCAGACGTACGGCACCTCCAAGTGCTGGTAGGGAACCACGAGTTGCGCCCCAAGGGGTGGGGTACTCGTGAGGGCGGTGGGGGTACCCCCGAACTGGAACAGCCATGAGGGCGGTTTCTGGGCGATCGCATCGTTGAGCGGCACCACGAGCTGCGTGGCAAAGGGCATGCGGGCATCGATGATGCTTGCCCCGACCAGGGCGCCTGACTCATCGACATCGAAGTTCGGGTCGACCACCCGCCCGCGGCTCACCGGCACCGCGGTGGCCGCCGCCCCCACCGGGGCAAAGCTCCTCACCCAGTTGAAGGTCTGCAACGCCTCGCGGTGACGGGCATCGATGAAGGTTGCCCCATCGGAGCCTGCCACCAAGGTCGCTGGGGTCGCTGTGATGAACTGCAGGAAGGGCGGGGGAAAGTCCGCCGGATGTATGGCAGCAACCGCCCGGCCGACCGGGATATTGGCCAACGGCAGGGGCAGTGTCCCCGGGGATCTGACCCAGGGCATGGGCCAGTCCGAGGGCTGCTGATGAACGAGAACGATCCCGGGCTTGATCCCCGGGAGTGCAGCAAGGGTATGCCGCCCCCAGAGAAATACCGGAGGCGGGTCTAAGGATTCCCGGTGGCGGGCATCAACGAACTCGACCATAAGCCCTAACGATCTCTCCACAAAGAGGTAAGCGGCCTCCTAGTAAGAAGGCCGCACTATCTCCTTGAGGATTCGTTACTCTCTCCATGAAACGCCGTAGGTGCTCGAGCTCGCATCCACACCCGCACGGTTGCGGCAGGCGATCTGCTGCTGGCCGGCGGTGGCGGAGTTGACGACGATCCACGCCCCGTTGATCGGGAAGGTGACGTAGCCCAACCCACCGAACCCGTTCCAGGACTCGGTCAGGAGCCCTGCAGGCTCGGCCGAGAGCACCGCATTGGTCGCAAAGGTGCCCAACCGGCACACCGGGGTCTGGGCGGGATTGCCCGCCTGCGGGGTGAGATTGGTGAAGGTGCTGGTCGCATTGGTCGAGGGCCGTGCCCAGGTGGTGCGGTAGGAGGTGGCAGTGTTCAACTGCCCGCCCCAGCCGATTGCCTCGACGATACCGACCGCCCCGGTGGTGTTGCCATCGAGCACCCAGTTGTCGTTCGAGGTCGAGGGCGTGAAGTTGGAATTCGAGCCTGAGAAAGTCGACATGTTCGCTCCTTGTTAGACCCCGTACCGTTTGAAGCTCGCCGGAGGGGCCGGTAGAAGGCCAGCGAGTTTACGAAACTGCATGAGTGCATGGTCGTTGGAGAGCATGCGCTCGATTTTCTGAATGAAGGGCCGGCAACCGTTCATCGCGTAGTCCTGCGCGCAGGGGCCTGCGTGACAGACCGGTGCCTGACACTTGGCACAGTAGCCGTGCTGGTTGTGATCGGCCTTGCGCCAGGCCTGCAGGTTGATGACCGCCTGACAGTGCGGACAGGTGAGTACGTCGTTCTCCTCCTTGGCGCCTCCCGAAGTGCGGTTGTCGGAGAGCCGGAAGCCTGAGCCGGTTGCAATGGTTCTCATGGAATGACAAAGAGCTTGCCGACAATGCCTGGCGGTGGGCCTGAGGCCCCAAGGAAAGAATCCACGCTGGCAGTGAAGGAGTTGCTCCCTCCGTTTGAGGTGGTGAAGGAGGCAGAGTAAGTGCCGTTGGCTGCGGTCACTTGGGTTGCAATCGCCCCGACGGGAGCGTTGCCGAAGTTGTTGTTGCTGAACTGCGCCTGCAGGGTGAAGGAGCCACCGACTGAGATCGTCGTTCCCGGGAACTCAGACTCGGTCAAAAGCCCGATCATCATCTCCGAGCCCGCAGGAGGGGTGATGGTGATATTCCCGGAGTTCCACGGCTGCGCCCCGAAGCCGGTCTGGGCATTCGACTGATCGAGGAGCGATGAGGTAGCGGCCCCGGTCATCTCCACCAGCCAGCACGTCCAGGCTTCCGTCAAGCCCCCGGAGGCGGTGGCGGTTGCCGTATGGCTCGCCCCCCCGGTGCCGTTGGTCGTGTAGAAGCGCGCCAGGATGAACGGCGGGGAGGTGATCTGCACCTGGGTGGTGGAGATCTGCGAGTAGGTATTGGACTTAGAGTCCGTGACCGTAAGGCCAGGAATCGTATACCCGGTCATCGATTCCCCGACGCTCACCGTCGAGGAGAGATTCAAGTTGTAGGTGCCGTTACCGCCCGCCCCGGTGCCGAAGCTCGAGATCTTGGTGCCGGCCGAGACGTTGGTGCCCTGGATGTACTGCCCGACGGTGAGCGCATTGCCGGTGACCCCACCGGCGACCGTGAGCACGGTGCCGGCAATCGTCCCTGTGGCAATGGTCGAGTCCCCCGGCAGGCGGCAGATGACCCCCACGTAGAAACTCGAGCCCGAGGCGGAGGTGGCAACCCCGGTCGTCGTCACCGAGGTGGTCTCTGACCCTGAGACCACGGTACCTGAACCGATTTGACCGACCGCGATACTCATGACACCGAGAGGAACGCTTCCATGTTGAAGGCCATGGTAGTACCGCCCTGGAAGTTCGAGAACGTCGTCTTATAGAGCGAGCCCTGCCGCAGGTTGACGGTCGAGGGCTGCGAGACCGCGCAGGTCGAACCCGCCTGCACCTTCATGAAGGCCGAGAGCGGGAGCTTGATCTGGTTCCAGATATTGGGCGTCGGGGGCGAGGGAATCGGGGTGTCATTGGGGTTGTACAGGAAGTAATCGTTGTCGATCTCCGTTGCGTACACAAAGCCATTGGTACTCGTGCCCCAGGACTGCGTCGTGTAAATACACAGGTTGTAGTAATTGAATCCGATGGTCGAGCAGTTGAAGGTCGGACAGGCCCCCCCGGTGAAGGGGTTCACGTTGTGCGTGTCGGTCCCCGGGGGCGGGTTGGTCAGGGAGACAAAGATCGAGTTCGAGAACCCCGCAGGGGTCAGGAGCCCGCCCGGGTTCGCCTGATTCCAGCTGATCTGCGAGATGTGATCGAAGACCGACTCGATGAAGACCGGACCGCCGTTGACGATTAGAGGCAGGATCGAGGGGGCCGATTGAGCACTGGTCACCGAGCCGTTGCGCGCCACCACCGTGTAGGTGTACCCGGTCGCTGGGGAGTAGAAAAACCCGCCCGTAGGGCCCTCTGCCCCACTGCAGCAGCCGGTGGCACCGGTATCGGTCCACACCGAATCGATCCCCGGGGCGATGTTGTGGGAGCCGGTGGCATTCCAGGTCGTCATCCAGGTGGAATTGGCGATGTAGGCGGCGTAGTTAGCCGCCAACGTCGAGGCCGCCACATTCGTCACGAAGATGTATGGTCCATTCGTTCCAGCCACCGTCGTTGTCGATTTATAGAAATCGTACGAGGTGGCCCCCGGAACGGACTGAAACCCGACCGACTGGTGGTTGGGCTGCGTCGGGGTATACGAATCGTGGGCGTTGCGTGAGTTATCGCCCTGCTTGTCCTGCCCCTGCAGGATGATCATCACCTTCGAGGGCGCCGGCAGCGTCCCACCGCTTTGCACCACCAGCGAGAACGTCCCTTGAGCGATAGCGCCGGCGTTGTCCGTCACGCGGATGACGACCGTCTCAGTCTCCGCGGTTCCCGGAGTGCCCGAGAGGGTGCCCGACGATGAGATCGAGAGCCAGCCGGCGGTGTTGGGTACGTCGGTGAGAACTGACCACATGTAGGGGGGAGATCCCCCGCCTGCCACCATGGAGTACGAATAGGGCGTTCCCACGGTCGCACTGGGCAAGGGGGAGGTGGTGAGGATCGCCAAGGGCGGACCCGGATAGACCGCCGAGCCCCGGAAGTGATGCCGCGGCATATTAGGACTCGGTCATCTCGAATTCCATGTCCCCGCCCGAGGGTAAGCGTGCCCGGCCCTTGCGGGTGCGGGGCTTACTCGGGGCCTCCCGCTCGGCTGTCAACGCCTTGGCGAGCTCGCTGATCGATTTGGCGAGGTCTTCCTGGCCCTTCACGAGCTTGTCGATCTTGTCGCCGCCTTCCTCGGGCTTTCCCTGCTGCTCGAGCTGCTTCAACCCTGCCCCGTGAGCGGCCTCACCACGCTTGAGCTCGG